GTTCCCTGGCTGTTGGTCGTGTAGACCAAGCTGCTGGCACCGTTTCCGCTTTCAATTTGCATCCCCCACATGAACGCTGTGCCGGAGTTTGGACCGCTGCTGTTGCCGGGATACGCGAGGAACGTCGTGTAGGTCGTGGACCGATAGATTTGGACGCGCGTCCATTGCGTGGTGGAAAGTCCGGTGATCAACCAAAGTCCACCGGTCTGCTGCGAAACAGATCCAGGTCCGCTGATGATCTTGCAAGTGCTGTCGGCGTTGTTGCCCCATGCGGTGCCTCCACCGTCAAACGCTCCGACGCTGAACGATGTCAGCGTGCCGGCGCGGAGCCAGACGCTCAATGTCCGAACCGTTCCGGTGGTAACTGCTTGGCCAATGGCCGCCGAACTGCCGCTGGTGACCGTGATTTGCTTGGTGTTTGAGCCGTCCGGAGCAGTCGCGTAGGTGCTGCCGTCCCATGCGATTGATGCCGGAAGGTTCCAAGGCGAAACGCTCCAGTCCGTGGAGTACTGAAGCAAATTGACGGCCTTTGGCTCAAGGAGAAGGCCGCGCCTATTTCCCGACGTGTCGTAGTCGAAGCGGGGATTCCCCGCAGTCGCCGTCGCCACCAGGCCGTTCGCGTTGATGAACGTGCCGCTCGTGGAGCGCGTGAACGTCAGGCGCGGGTCGAGGACGCCCGTGGTGAAGTCGAGCGAGAGCGTGGAGCCGTCGCCAAGCATTGCCCGGCGCATCATCGAACCCATCATGGGATTACCTCCGCAGTGACGCGCAGCGCGATCGTCGCGATGTGCAGATTCTCCGATCCAGCCGTAGGGTCGGCATACAGCACGACCTCGCCCCAGGACGGGCCGGCAAGCGTAGCGGTCTGCGTCGCGGTGAAGCTGGCGGTGGCGGTGCCGCCGCCGGCGCTGACAACGGACCCGGTGACCGTAGTGGAAACGCCCGCCAGCGTCAGCTTCGCCTTCGGCGTGTAGCCGGTCCAGTTAAAGTTGCCGTTGCCCACTTCATGCGCGTGGAAGTCGATTTCGAGCACTTCCCCTGGCACCACGGTGATGCTCGGGATCGGAGTTGCCAGCGTCAGGTTCATCAGATGCACCTATACGGGTTGGGACGGTCAAAGAACGGGAAAGCGTTTCCGGCGGTGTCCATCACGACATGGACGAGCACCTTTGCCGAGAGCTGCGAGGTTGTCCAATTGCCGCCGCTGTACTGGGAGCCGACAGGTCCGAACTGATCTGTCGGCGTCGCATTCACGGCAACGCCATCGACGCGCGTCGCGGTGTTGTGGTACTCGCGGAGGTTGATGCAGTTGGTGTAGTCAAACGTCAGATCGGTGCCGACGGTTACGCCGGAGCCGGTGAGCGGCGGCGGAAACCACAGACGGACGGTGTAGGTCCATCGATACGCTGCGCCTGAAATTAGGCTTGCCGACCCTACTTGGCACAACCCGATAGTAACGATCTGCCCTGCCCCCATCTCGCGCCGCGCCCAGCGCAGGGTGTCGCGATTGTCGATCGCGGTTGCAGCGCCCTGCGTCCATGAGTTCACGACGGCACGGTTTGCGCCGGCGATGCCCTCGTTGAAGATGGGACGGTTCCAGCTCACGGGAATGCCGGCTTTGGCGAGGTGATCTCGGTCATGTTTGCCGTACCCATCAGCGTCGCAAACGTTGCGGTGCTCGGGTACTTCTGGAAGAAGCCGATTTTGTCAGCCTGGAGCACTACTACGCTTGCCACCGTCGCCCCCGACGTGCATAGCGGCTGTCCAGTGGGTTTCGGAATCGGCACCTGCTCTAGGTGGTACCAGGCGTCGAACAGGAACTGGTGCTGGATCCGGTACCACTCGTAGGACGGGCTGATCGTAAAGCCCTGGTAAACCACGGTGCCGATGTCGCACCCAAGGAACACGGCGTCGTTCCGCTTCCCGATGTAGCTCGAGTAGCTGCTAGTCGGCGGCTCTGGTGTTGCCTCGCGCGTCCGGTCCCATAGCAATTCAAATGTCATGGACATCTGCGGCACGTCATAGGTTGGCGGGTTGCCGTTCAAATCGACCTTCGTGCCGCCAATGTCAACCACGTCGGCGGGCCACGCCACGGTGCCATTTGTCGGAAACGTCGGCGAAATGCGCCACATCTGCGCCGCTCGCACGCCACTTGTTCGCGTCACTTGGACGTAAGTGCCTACTTGGTCTGTTGGGTACGCATTGAAGCTGCCAAACCTACAGGTCACTTCCCACACATACGGCGCTTCGCGCTGCATCGTGGTTTCGACGCTACGGCAGACAAATGTTTTCAAAAACGAATTAGATCCGTAGATGTCAGATGGCAACCGTTGGCGAATTCTTGGCAAGCCAGTTGCGGACAACATCTGCTGGTCGCCTGGGTATGGGTCACTCGAATCGGAAGGCTCCCACCGGACTTGGTACTGGAGGTCGAGCGTGTGCTGCTCGCCGGGCATTGCAAGCCCATAGTTCCGCGTCTCCGGTCTTTCGATGACGGTCCACTTGCCCATTAGAACGGCCTCCCCATCTTGCTCGCGATGTCACGGAGCACGGTCAGGATGTCGGCGATGCCGGCTGCGCCGGTCAGCGTCTGGTCGATGGCGGCGTTGCGGAGCCCGCCGGCTGTCGCGGTCGCCTGACCGGCTGCGGCGATGCCAGCGGAGATGGTCGGGTCGGCGGCGATCCGCTGCGCCTCGGAGCGGCTGGCGGCAGATTGCGCCTGTATTGCCTGAATCACGCCGGGCGCGACGGCCTTGGCGATCGTCTGCTCGTCCTGGTACTTCTGAATCAGCGCCTGTGTCTGCGCGTTGGCGGCGTCGAGGTCCCAGGTGGTCGCCATCCTGGTCAGCTCGTCCACTCGGTCGTTCATCAGCGCCGTCGCCTGGCGGATGGCGTTGAACGCCACCTGACCGACGTTAAACGCCGCCGAGATGCCGGACGCCATTGCCGTCCGTGCGCTCGACTCGTTGAGCTTCTTCAGCTCCTGATTCGCCCGCGCCACGCCCTTGACCACGCCGGACGGGTCAACCTCGGCGCGGATGACTGCCTTCATCTCTTTAGCCACCGGACACCTCCTCGGCAAACTCCTCGATGCCGCGACGTGTCCAGGGGAAGAGCTGCTGCGGTCGCTGCCCGGTCATGGCGCATGCGATGACCCCGAGCAGGAACTCGCACCGCTCGGCGGTGGTCATCTCGGTGCGTGCGATGCCGAGCGGCATGGTCATCCGTTGCTCCGGGCTTGAGATTCGCCACAGCCGCCGCTCGGCGGCTCCGTAGGGCGCGGACCGTTCACCGCCTCGAGCAGGGCCGCGGCAATGTCGCCACGAATCGACGCCAGCTTGTCGTTCCGGTCCACAAACCGGCTTCCGTCGGGCATGGTGATGTTGTCGCCCCACCAGAACTGGTCGGTGCGGCTGCGCTGGTAGTCGCCAAGCGTCGGCTCGCGCACCACCACGTCGCCGACGCCGTCGATCGTGACGGTGCGGCTTCGGGCGGCGATCTTGGACAGGTCGAACGGCATCAGGCTTCCTCGACCGAGATGTTCCACATACCCGCCTGGGTGCCGTCATCGGAACGGCTCGCGCTGACGATGTGGCCCGTGATGACGTAGTCAATCCCTGCCTGATCCTCAAAGGTGACCGCGATTGTCCTGTTGACAGCGTCAGCAAGGTTGGCCGGGTAGAGATGCGTTCGCAATGCATCGTCGGTCGTGCTGTCCTGCGCCATCATGTCAAACGTGACGGTGCGTCGGACACGACCGGGCGCACGCTTTTCTCGAAAGTCGGACAGCTGTGTGATGTCGATGCTTGCGCGCTCGTATTGCACGCTGATGTTCTTGATTGGAAATACTGCGCCTGATGCGCCCTGAAACGCGAGATTGACGGTTCCGCCGTAGCCTGAAATGAGTGCCATTTATGTCTCCGATGCGAGAATGGTCATGGTGATGGTTGCGATTCGCTCGGCGTCCTGCTGTCCATCGTCCGGCGTCTCCGCGGAGAACGCGACCGACAGCTCGGACATCATCAAGTTGCAAGCGTTTCCGGCATCAACGATCGTGCCGCCTGACCACAGCGCCGCGACCGAATCCGCCATCTGGGTGACGGTTTCCACCGTGTCGGCGATGCAAGCGACCTCGACCGAGATGGTCCAATGATTCGTATCGGCGACTGTGCCGCGCATTTGCGCGTCAAGGTTCGCCGCGGTGAGCTCGTAGACCATGCACGGCGTCGGCGTGCCTGCATTCCTCATGCCGACGGATACCGTGTAGGTGGTCGTGACCAGGGCGTCGTAGACGGCCTTGCTGATGGATTCAAGCGGCACGGCGCAGCCCTCCCATGACGAGCGCCGCCTGGCGCAGGATGGCCTCGGCGATCGCGTTGCCCATAGCCGTCGCGTTGGACCGCGCCCATCTCATGCTGATGAACGAGCCCGGGATTCGGCGCTTTGCTCCCTTGTGCCGGAAGCCTGATTCGAGCAGATGCCAAATGCGCTGCCGACCCTTGCCTCTCTTGGCGCGGTAATCGACGCCGATGCTGAAGATCAGCGAGCCGTAGCCCTTCTGCGCCCGCTTCGGGCCGTCGAGCCGCGTTGAGGCGGCGATCGCCCGTCGGTGCAGCCCCTTGCCCTGGTAACGGGCGCCGCGCCATGCCGTGCGGAGCTTGCCGATGTACGGCTTGGTCCCCTCACGGATCGCCTTCTTGCGGACGCGCTCGTTGAGCTTCTGCGGAAGCTGCGACAGCGTGCGGCGCACCTCGGCGCTGTCCACCGAGATCCGCACGATATTGGTCGCGCCGCGTCCAGCGCTCGGGCCAAAGAGGCTCATTCGGTCACCTCCACGGCCTCGATCTCGAGGCGCCGGCGGCGCTGGTCCATGTCCCAGCACGCGCGGCAGTTGAACGTCCGGACGATGCCGTTGTCGTTCCAGAGCAGCCGGCTGCGGGAGGTCAAAGACGGGAGCCAGCTCGCGATGATCCGCCACTCGGTGCGGACCGCCGGGCCGCCGTCATCCATGACCTCGGTCGTGTTGGACGCCTCGACGTGCGCCCACACGGTGCCGATCGTCACCCAAGCCTCGACCGCCTGGCCGAACGCATCGACCGTGCGGACGGGGTTCTGCACCGTCAGCGACAGCCGCAGCATCCCGCTCGGGACGGGAGCGGCCATCAGCCAATCCCCTTCCCCATCATGGCGCTGATCCGGTCCCAGTAGTCGCCGGGCAGCGTCACCGTGTCATCTCCGCGGCTCTGGACGTGCTGCGCCACGCGCTGAAGCAGCATCATCTCGAGCAGCGGATTCAGCGTGTTGGATCCCGCCGTCACGGTCAGGACGAGCGGGTACGTCAGGTCATCCTCGTCGAGGCTGGCGTACTGGATGCCGTTGATCGTGACGAGCGTCAGGCTGATGGTTGCCGCGTTGTCATCGACGCAAGTGCACGCCGTAGCCGGCTGGCGCTCGAGCCGGACGAGCTTCTCGGTGTTTGCCGGCTCGATGCCGACGTACTGCGTGCGGGTCACGGGGTCCACGCACCAGCCGGTGCGCTCCTCGAGCTCCCGCTTCGCGGCCTCCCAGGCGATGAGGATCGCCGGATCGTCCTCATTGTGAGGGATCCGCGCCCATGCCCGAAACTTGGGAAGGTCTAGCGCCATCTTTCCTCCGCAGCGGGCGGGGGGGGGACGAATCCCCCCCGCGCCCGCCTATGCGAGAGTCCTATCAGGCGTT